CGGGAGACGTGGGACCAGGGCGGCAACCCACAGATCTCCAACCTCATCTGGCGGCAGATGCAGAAGGGGTGGTTCGAGGCGCTGGAGGCCGCCGCGGTGGCGGTGCTCGACGCGGCAACCCCGACCGGCATCTCACTGACCGCCGGTGGCGGCACCACCGGGCAGACCCTCGACCAGGAGCTGACCGCCGCGTTCGCGGCGCTGCAGTTCGTGCGCGGCGGATTCTCGATGGACAACATGTTCACGCAGATCGACCTGTACAAGGCTCTGGTCGCGGCTGCCGACGACACCGGCCGCCGGCTGTACCCGGCGCTGGGACCCACGAACGCGAGCGGTTCGGTGCGGGCCCGGTTCGGTGCGCTCGACGTCAACGGCGTGGTGGCGCTGCCCGCGTGGGCGCTGGCCGCGACCGGCTCTGTGGTCGCCTCCTCGTACCTGTTCGATTCCGAGGCCGTGCACGGGTGGGCGTCCGCACCGCAGCGTCTGACCATCGACCAGACCGAGGTGGCGAATGTCTACATCGGGATCTGGGGCTATCGGGCAACCGTGATCTCCGACATCAACGGTGTCCGCGAGATCACCTACGACCCGGTGCCGTGAGCCGTGGCCGAGGTAACCGTCTATGCATCCGCGGCGCGCACGGCCACGCCGACCGCGGTGGTGCTCAACTGCCAGCGAGCCCGGGGCCTGGTCGTGGTCATCGACGCGACGGCGGTCACGGCGACCCCTTCCGTGGTGTGCACGCTCGACGGGTTCGACGTGCTGTCCGGCAAGTACTTCAACATCCTGACCGCGGCGGCTGTGACGGCCGTGAGCACGAAGGTATTGAAGATCGCGGCCGGGATCACCGTCGCGGCGAACCTGGCCGTGGCCGACGTGGTGCCCGAGTCGGTGCGGGTCCTGATGACCCACGGCGATGCCGACTCGATCACCTACACCGTGTCCGCTCACCTGTTGCGCTGAAAGGGAAACGACGATGGCGAAGGACGACGAGGCCCGCAAGCCGACCGCGGCGGAGGAGTTGGCCGCGTTGAGGCAGGAGAACGCCGCGCTGAAGGCCCGCATCGCCGAGCTGGAGCCGACGCGCGAGCCGTCCCGGCCGCGGACGTTCGTGATGTCGGAGGGCATCCGCGACGAGCTGGAGCGCCACGGCAAGGCCACCGATCCGGCGACCGGGGACCGGTGGGAGAAGACCGGCGACACCGTCACGGTCACCGACCGGGACGGCAACACCCGCACGCTCTAGATCAGGCGCATGCGCCTGATCTTCCGGCCTCGCTGAAGGGAGGTGGCAGGGATGGCATGGGCACCCGACTACGTCACCAGCGCAGAACTGAAGGCGTACGCGCGTATCACCGACACCGTCGATGACGCCGAGGTCGCGGTCGCCATCACTGCCGCCTCCCGCGCGGTCGACGAGCACTGCAACCGCCAGTTCGGTCTGCTGGCCGCCGCCGAGGCGTGGTCGTTCACCGCGTGGCCGGACTTCCACCGGGGCCGCTGGGTGGTCGACATCGAGGACCTGCAGACCACCACCGGGCTGATCGTCGAGGTGCCCACCGTCGGCACCACAACCGCGTTCACGAAGGAACCGGTCAACGCCGCCGCCAAGGGCAAGCCGTGGACCCGGCTCGTGTTCGACGTCGACGCGTCGGTGCTGCCGGTCTCGACGAACCTGTACGCGGTCACGGTGACCGGCAAATGGGGCTGGACCACCGTTCCGGTACAGGTGGAACAGGCGACCCTGCTGCAGGCGTCACGGTTCCTGTCCCGCCGGGAGTCGCCGTACGGAATCGCCGGTTCGCCCGACCAGGGTTCAGAGTTGCGGCTGCTGTCGCGTGTGGACCCCGACGTCGGGGTGTCGCTGCGCGGCCTGGTCCGTCCGCGGGTGGTGGGCTGATGAACCTCGCCAACGTGATGGACGCCGTGTCCAACCGGCTCGACACGATCGCCGGTCTGCGGTGCTTCGCCTACCCCACCGCGAAGCTGACCCCGCCGGCCGCGATCGTGTCGTACCCGGAAACGGTCACGTTCGACGAGACGTACGGGCGCGGCATGGACCGGATGACCCTGCCGGTGGTGGTGGTCGCGGGCAAGGTGTCCGACCGCTCCGCCCGCAACGCGCTGGGCGCCTACTGCGACGGCACCGGGGCCGCGAGCTTCAAGGCAGTGCTCGAGTCCGGCGCCTACTCGGCGTTCCACACCGTCCGGGTGGCGGGCATCGAGTTCGACACGGTGACGATCGCAGGCACCGACTACATCGCCGGACTGTTCACATTGGACATCAGCGGAGCAGGGAGCTAGCAATGACGTTCATCCACGGCAAGAACACCTTCATCAGCCTGAACGCCGTGGACCTGTCGGCGTTCTGCAACGCGAGCAACTTCGAACGCGAGACTGTCGAGCACGACGTCACGTGCTACGGCGCCAACGACCACGTGTTCACCGGCGGGCTGGGCAAGGGCGCCGCGTCGATCAGCGGCATCTACGACAACGGCGCGGCCGGCCCGCGGGACACCATCGAACCGTTGCAGGGCACCGTGGTGACGCTGATCCGCCGGCCGGAAGGAACCGGGTCCGGGCTGCCGCAGGATTCCGTCTCGGTGCTGGTGAAGAAGTACACCGAGTCGTCACCGGTCGCCGACATGGTCACGTGGTCGGTCGATCTGACCCTGTCCGGCGCCGTCACCTCGACGAACCAGTAAGGGGCTGGCATGGCTGCGTTGACTGCGACGACACCGGCCCGGACGGGTACCGCCACGTCGGGGGCGGCGGTCGCCGCGTCGGACACCATCTCCGCGGCGATCCTCGGCACGAGGGGCGCGTTCCTGGAGATCATCAACGGTGGCGGTTCCACCGACAACATCACTGTCTCCGACGCCGGTTCGAGTCCGGCGGGCACACCCGTCACGTCGTACGCCGCTTCGGTGGCCAACGGCGCCAGCAAAATCCTGTTCATCGATCCGCGCCAGGCGGACCCGAGCACCGGTCTGGTGACGGTCACGCACTCGTTCACCACGTCGGTCACCTACAAGCTGTACCCGTTGGGGTGAGGTAATGGACAAAGAGCTGCTACTCAAGCCCCGCCTCCCCGAGGCCGACGTCGAGGTGCCCGGGATCGGCACGGTGCGGGTGCGTGGCCTGAACCGCGTCGAGGCGCTACACGTCCAGTCCGCGGACGGCCCCGAGCCGATGGAGCGGCGGCTGCTGTCACTGGGCATGGTGGATCCGACGCTGTCCGAGTCGGAGGCGGGTCGGTGGATGAAAGGTTCCCCGGCCGGAGAAATCGAACCGGTCACAACGAAGATCGCCGAACTGTCCGGCATGTACCAAGGTGCCGACAAGGAGGCGTACAAAAGCGTTCGAGATGGATCCGAGCCTGGAGTTCGAATTCTTTCTGGCACAGAAGTTGTCGATGACGGTGGCCCGGCTGCGCTCGGAGATGCCGGCTGACGAGTTCGTGCGATGGGGCGTCTACTACGCACGCAAAGCGCAGCGCGAGGAGCTGGAACTGTTGAAGGCGAAGGGGTGAAGGGGGCGTGGCCGAGGCGATCCGCATCGACGGGCTGGCGCAGTTCTCCCGCAACCTGCGCAAGCTCGACTCCGACCTGCCGAAGGCGCTGCGGGTGGCACTGAACGACGTGGCCGGCCTCGTCATCACCGACGCGCGACCGCAGATCCCGCGGCGCACCGGCCGCGCGCAGGCGTCGGTGAAACCTCGCTCGACCCGCACGGCGGTGCGGGTCGCTGCTGGCGGCACGCGCGCCCCGTATTACCCGTGGCTGGACTTCGGCGGCCGGGTCGGTCCGCGTAAGAGCGTGCGGCGCGCGTTCCTGGAAGAAGGCCGCTACCTGTACAGGTCGTACTTCCGGATGAAGGCCGCAGGAGATCTACAGGAGGCGCTGGAGTCCGCGCTGCTGAGGGTCGCCCGGCAGGCTGGGCTGGAGGTGACCCGTGGCGGGTAAGAACCAGGTCGTCCTGACGTTCGCCGGGGAATCGAAGAACCTTGAGAAGACCATCGACCGGGTGGGCGCTTCCACAAAGAAGGGCTTCGGCTCGATGGCGACTGTGGCCACGGCCGCGTTCGCTACCGTCGGTGTGGCCGTGGCCGGGTTCGGCGCTCTGGCCATCAAGTCGGCGTCGGACCTGGCCGAGACACAGTCGAAAGTCAAGGTGCTCTTCGGCGACTCCGCGAAGGCAATCGAGGAATTCGCGACCACGGCCGCCGGCAGGCTGGGGCAGTCGAAGCAGTCGGCACTGGACGCCGCCTCGACCTTCGCGGTATTCGGCAAGGGCGCCGGGCTGGCCGGTGACAAGCTGGTCGACTTCTCCAAGGACATGACCGTCCTCGCCTCGGACCTGGCCTCGTTCAACAACACCAGTCCGGAGCAGGCGATCGAGGCGATCGGTGCGGCGCTGCGTGGCGAGTCCGAACCGATCCGTCAGTACGGCGTACTGCTGGACGACGCGACCCTGCGCAGTGAGGCGCTGCGGATGGGTCTTGTAAAGACCACCAAAGAGGCTCTGACTCCGCAGCAGAAGGTACTGGCCGCGCAGGCCGCGATCCTCAAACAGACCACCGCGGCGCAGGGCGACTTCGAACGGACCTCCGGCGGGCTGGCCAACCAGCAGCGCATCATGAAGGCGCAGCTGGCGAACGTCACCGCCGAACTGGGCACGAAACTGATTCCGGTGGCGATGAAGTTCTCTCAGTGGGGCCTCGCCGCCATCGGGTGGATGAAGGAACACGAGGCGACCGTCAAACCGTTGGCCATCGGGCTGGGTGTCCTGGCCGCGGTCATCGGCACCATCGTTGTGGTCACGAAGATTTGGACGGCTGTGCAGACCGCATTCAATGTGGTCATGGCGTTGAATCCGGTCGGGCTGGTCATCCTGGCCGTCGTCGCGCTGGTCGCCATCATTGTCCTGATCGCCACAAAAACTACGTGGTTTCAAACGATCTGGCGGGTGGCGTGGGGCGGCATCAAGGCCGCCGCTCTGGCCGTCTGGGATTGGCTGAAAGGCCTCCCCGGCATGCTCGGTAAGGCGTTCGGGAAGCTGGCCGACATCATCACCGCGCCGTTCCGGATGGCGTTCAACGCCATCGCGAAGTTGTGGAACAGCACCATCGGCAAGCTGTCGTTCTCCGTTCCGGACTGGATCCCCGGGCTGGGCGGCAAGGGCTTCAGCATGCCGAAGCTGCCGACGTTCCACAGTGGAGGCGTGGTCCCGGGTAGCCCCGGCACGGAGGTTCTGGCGCTGTTGCAGGCCGGGGAGCGGGTCACCCCGGCGGGTGGTTCGGGTGGCGCCACAACCGTTCATCTGATCATCGAGGGGACCGGGCTGCTGAAGGGCCTGCGCCGGGAGATCCGCACTCAGGGCGGCAACGTACAGCTAGTGCTTGGGAGTTGAGTGATGCACAGGTACAAGACGTGGAACGGCCCGATGCCCACCACCGCGGCGCAGGCCGCGGTGACCACCGGCACGGCCATCAAGACGATGTTGCAGCTTGCCACGCCGGCCACCCGGCAGATCCAGTTGATCGCGTGGGGGTTCACCCTCGACGACCCGCCCGGCGCTGACGCCGTCATCGAGCTGTTGCAGACCGACGTCGCCGCGACGGTCACCGCGCACATTGCGGCGGGAGTGCAGCCGCTGGACCCGAACGCCCCGGCGTCGCTGCTGACCCTGGGCACGTCGGCGACCGGCTACACCGGCACGGCCGAGGGCTCCATCACCGCGACCCGGGTCTTCGACGCGGTCGCGCTGTCGTCGGTGTCCGGCGAGTCGCCGCTGACCTACGGCTGGCAGTGGATGCCCGACGAGCGGCCCATCGTCGCCATCTCGAAGTTCCTGCGGGTCCGG